CTTTCCTTACTCATACTCTTTTTACTCAATTACTAATTGCACATTGAAATGAANAATAATGTGTTCGCGCGTGTTCGCCCTCACGCCCTTCTTCCGTAATCTGTAGAGTAGGTTGTCTCGCTTGTTTGCCATACTATTTTTCTTTTTGCTCTTCTCCCCAATACATCTTTGCGCGCTCTTCCCAAATGGTGTAGTACCCCTTACTTCCGAAATACCGCCCTTTGCTGATGGCGCGAAACCCACTGACGAATATCTTTAGGCTCGCATCATACATCACGCTCACGGCCGTGCGCCCAGCGGGCTTGTTGCCATCGGCCTGACTGACGAAGATGAGCAGTTTGTTGGCATGCCGTTCTTTGAAAGCCTCGTAGTCTTTGAAGCTCATTTTGGTGTACTGAAAGCTGTCGATAACCACGATGTCGGGACTTTTATGCTTGCCGAGGCGTGCCGACAGCAGCTGCATGTTTTCGCGGTCGAGCAACACGAAGCGGCGTGCCACATCCTGCATGCCAGCCGTCATCAGGGCATTCTTCATCGTCAGCGATGCGCCCTCCTCCAAGCTGTCGTAGGCCACGCGGCCGAAGTGCGACAGTGCTTTGCAAAGCTGCAACATGAAACTCGTCTTGCCGTTGCCGCTGTTGCCCCACACAAACCACACGCCATTTTTCTCGGGACAACCGAAGGCTTCTTCCCATGCCCCTTCAAAGGGGTAGGTTTCTTTCTTCATGCGCATAACGTCGCTGACGCTCAGTGCACGACGCAGCACGGGATGGTCGCGCCGCCACAGCGATTTCTCAAGCTCCTTTATTTTATCGCGAAGCTCGGCATTCGTCGCCGTGAGCTCGGCAATCACCTGTGCTGCATCTTTTGTTCCACTTGCCATTTGATTACTATTTTAGGATTGTTTTAACGCTACTTGACTGCTGTTTGCGCTTGCATCACTTTTACGCGATGGATATTTTTCTTCACGCGGCGCAGGTCGAAATCATACGCCTCGGCATCTTTTACAACCTCTGAGATGCGACTTTTGTCGGTCACACCGTTAGCCATGCATACGGCATAGACATCGTGGGGAGCGGTGGGTTCCAATTCGTAGAACTTGCGGCCGATACGAGAGTGAATCTCGTTGTAACCGCATTTGTTGTAGCGCAGCCCCATCGTCATGCGCCGCTTGATGTAGCTGGTGGACAGGAAGACGATTCCACATTTGTCCTCCAAGCGGTTGTAGAGGTCGATGAAATAATGAAAGACGCGCTCGGGCAACTTGTCGGCTTCGTCGAAAAGCAGCAGTGGTGCTTGCATCTGAATGAGGTCGTCGATGATGCGGTCGAGCAACTCTCTGATGCTGTAGCCCTCGGTGCGCTGACCGATGCGGCGTGCAATCTCGCGAATGAAGTCGCTCTTCTTCATGTCTTCAGAGCACAAGATGTAGAACACCTCGCTGTTTTCGGTAGCATAGAGGCGCGCTGTGGTGGTTTTGCCGCAGCCAGCCTCGCCCACGATCCACGTGACATTCTTCACAGCTTGGGCATCTTGCATGACGAGGGTCATTTCCTGAAAGGCCTTTGTCTCAACCACCTGCCAGTCGGTGGCGGCCGTGGTGCCGAGTTGCGATGCGAGATTGCGCCACATCTCGTCGCTGATGTTTTCCCACTTGCCTTGCAGAATGCTGCTCACCGTGGCACTGCTCGTGCCCGTGAGGCTCTGTGCTGCCTTGTTCTGACTGGGATATTTGCTGACGTATAGCCGCAAACACTCTTGGATTTGTCCCTTCTCGTTTGTTGTTAGTTTCATAATTTCTTTATTTTTACAATTTTACTTTTCAATACTTTCCTGCTACCGAAGCCATGTCGACCTTAACCGGTGCGGCAATGTCCTGCTCCTTATTTGCATTAACCTCCTCGCACCAGTCCGTCAGACTGATTTGCTTGGCAATCTGTCCTATCGTGAAGTTTTTCGGTGGCTGTGCATACAGAGCAAGTCTTGATTGCGCCTGTTCCTGCTGCTCCTTGGTAAGCCCTTTCAGCTTCGGATAGATGAGTCCGTTCTGCTCCGGGTCAGTACCATGGGCAATAGCGATGCGTCTGCCTGCTATTACACGTTCTATGCGGTCGTTCTTGCCTGCTTCGATAGCCCTGTGTATCTGCGTCTTTTCCTCTGCGCTCTGATCTTGCAATGCACGGTGTATCTCCCAGTAGGGGCGTGCTACGGCTGAAAAACGTTTTCTACCAGCAAGGTCAATCGCATAGAGATTAACTGTGGTCATGTCGTTGGGATCATATTGAACATAGAACTTTTCCCACGTATGCAGTTTACGCCATTCCAAGTCCGGATTTCCGTCCTTGAACACCTCCCATGTATATTTCTGTTTTTTCACCTCAATAGTGATACCCTGGTCGGTAAACGTTGCGGGCTTGTCGTGCATAATCCAGAACATATCAACCATGTCTACTGCTGTTACAACAGGCGTTTCTTCATTTACGCTGCTTTCATATACTTCCATTCTGCTTTTACCATAGATGGGGTGCTTCATGGAGTTCCACTTCTGTCGTGCTTCTGCGTAGATGGCTTTCAGTTCGTCCAATGTAGGCAAGCTCTTCTTATTGGCTTCCATGCTCTCAAGGTTGGGCCGGCTGCTGGTTTTCTTTGCAGTGATGTTCTGACCCGTGAAGTTGTCATATTGGTGGAGAACCTGCTGTTGAAAACGTCCGAATATGGCCTCAATCGTTTTGGAAGATCCGTTGTTTGGCATTGTGGCACGGTGGATATGGCATATTTTGTCCAAGAAGCCTTTTCCATTTGAGTTCGGCTGAGCCTTGTTTAGTTTCTTATGTCCGCCTTGATTATCATGTACAATCTCGTAGGGTTTGTGTCCGCTGGTCTGAATAGCCATTCGGAAAGCGTGATATTGTGCCTTATAATCCTCTGAGTCACTTATCCAGTAGCCTAGCATTACCTCGCTCATGGCATCAATCACCTCGTAAACCAGTGTTGTACGCACATTTCCTTCCTTATCCTGATAATACAGGTTCAGGCGTGTTCCATCACCATACCAAAGCGAGTCACGGCGTGTCGGGAGTTTCGTTCTCTGCTTCCTGCCGAATTTAAGGCGGGCGGCATTCTCACCATACACAGCATCATACCACAGAGGCTCAATCGCAGAACTGTACAGCCACCGCTTCATGCCGCTAAGACTTTTCAGTGGTTTCCAGCCGTTCTCTACGGCCCGACGATTTCCTTCTTCAAAAATCTGCGCATCGGTATAGACAGGTGTCCTACTGCGCTTCAGTGCGATGAGAAGGAGTCCGAATTCCTCTGTAATCTTCACTGTGTTACAGTTCCCAACCTTGCCGCTGATAAGGCTCTTATACCCGTCAGCCTTAAATGCCTTAATCTTTGCCTTCAGTCGTGCCTGGTTCTGTGGAAGTGTGTGGTGATATTCTTCGCGCATGGCTTCAGAACTCTTATAAATGACGTCCCATGCTCCGCCTGTGCTGGCATTCAGACTCTGACGGATGGCCTGACGTTGTGCCATCATCTTCAGCAACTCTTTCAGAACGCTGGCGTTGATGGTGTACTCCTCAATGAGTTTCTCCGTGAGATGTTCCTGCTTGCCGTTTTTCTCGTAGGTGAAGTTCTCAAAGAACTCACGTGCCTCTCCGTCAAGCTTGATGCGGTCGCGCATCATCGCTTCCTTCATGCGCTGCTCGGGGTCGCCGTAACGTTCCATATAGCGCTCCTTATATTTTTGAGGAATGGAACTCCATGCGTAGAGTGCCTGACCGCCTTCGCCACCTCCACGATGAACACTGACGATATTGCCACGGCTCATATTCTGACGTAATGTAGCGGCTTTAATAATCGCATCACTACCTTCAGTCAGTTCCGCGTAGGTTACGCACAATATTTTATTGAAATATTCCATCCTGATGAATAAAAGGTTACAGGCTCATCGCCATCAGTTCAACCTCACGCTGTAGACCCATGAAAGCCGGAATGTTCAGGTTCTGTTCCTTGCGGGTTTCAACACCGTCTACAAACACACTCGTCGTGCCATCCTTGCGATCGAATACCAACTTCACACGCTCGCCAAAGGTTTGTGTTGTTGTACGCTCGGCTTCCTCGTGGGTTGTTTCCATCCCCTCCTGTTTCCAGTTGGGGATGCCGTTCAGCTGCATGAGGGCTGTGTAGCGTATCTTCTGTGCAAGGTCGCTGTCGCTTTTGAAGTTCAGTGCCTTCCACACCATCACTTTCGAGCAGCCGAAAACTTTACGTAGGTGGGCTGCATCCCTCTTACTCACATAAATTTTCTTGTCCATATCTGTCGATTTTAATAATTTGCTTTGGGCGAGCACAGGGAGTCGAACCCTGCGGGAGCGACCCGGCAGTCCGTGCTACTCGCTTTGTCATCCTACAATCTATTCACCTTGAATACCATTCACACGCCGTTTGAGCGCTGTTAAAATCATGTCGGTAAGCGAGAGGCAGGTGTAATAGGCATTATCTCGGAACCGCACAAGCTGACTCTCTTCAACACTGCGTATGTCACCAATCACAGCATCTAAAGCATTAACCAACGCTTCTATTTTTTCAGTGCTGACCTTGTCTAAAAGATTCTCGTTCATATTCTTTAATCTTAAATGTTTGTTTCTCTCGCCCCTTTTTCGTATTTTTGGGCGCTGTTAATAAACTTAACACGCTGCAAAGATAGCGATAATTTTCAACCATCCAAACTTTTTGGATGATAATTTTCATTTTATGTGCAAAATTTTATCACGCATACAGGAATTATCCAAGCACGAAGGGATAACTATCGGCGCACTGGAGAAAAAAATAGGTGCAAGCAAGGGGGTTCTATCACGAGCTATAGCAAAAGGTACAGACATACAAGCCAAATGGATAGAATCGCTCGTTGAAAATTATCCCGAATATTCTGCAGAATGGCTTCTTACAGGCAATGGTGATATGCTCAAAGCCACAGATGAGAGTGAGCCTACGATTGCCGAGCAAAGGCCTGCAGTGGCCATCTATCCTACAAAGCATGTAGATGATGGGCAACAAGGCATCCCCCTCATTCCTTTCAGTGCCATGGCTGGGGCACTGCGCGGAGAGATACAAGCTTTTGATTATGAATGCGAGCACTATATCGTTCCTGAATTCAAAACAGCAAACTTCCTGATAACTATCAATGGCGACTCGATGCTCCCCACCTATAAATCAGGAGACATCGTGGCATGCCAGCGTGAAGCGATGACATCGGTCTTCTTCCAATGGAATCGCCCCTATGTTCTCGACACGGCACAAGGGGCAATCCTTAAACGCATCAAACCTGGTTCAGACAAAGAACACATCCTTATTGTATCAGATAACCCTGCTTACGACCCTTTTGAACTCCCCCTGTCCGAAATCTATTCCGTCGCACTCGTCGTCGGCTTTATCCGGCTCGAATGATGAATAGTAAAGTTGCGAAGACGGAACCTATAGCCAAATGGCACAAGACTAAGAAGGTTTCTGTGCGCATCAACTGCATAGTATAAATACATATTATTATTTATCTTAATATT